CGTCGAGGAAGTTGTCCACGAACAGCCCCTTCTTGGCGGCCGGCTCGCGGATGTTGGCATCGACCCGCAGGCGTTCGAGCGCCATCAGGTCATAGAGGTCGGCAATCTGGCGCTGCATCGCGGTCAGCTCCGACACCTTGATGGTGCGAATCGCAATGTTTCTGACGACAGGGGTCGAACCACTGCGCCAGTCGTAGGCGATCTCGGCCAGCGCCAGGCGCGAGGCCGGCACCGTGGGGGCGACCGGGTTACGGATCTGGGCGATGCCCTTGATGCGTTCGACCTGAGCGTCGGCGGTGAGCGCCAACATATCCACACGCGGCAACTTCCACTGGTAGTCGATGTACATCGTCGAGCCCTGCACGACCCCGGTCACCTTGAAGCCGGAGTCAGTCAAGTCGGTCGGCGTGACGCTGGCGATGTACTGGTAGGTGACCTGATAGCTGGAACCCGGCGCAGGTTCAGCGCCACCCGGGCTCCAGTCGATCTCATCGCCCACCACCTTGTAGTCGGTGCCCTGGGCATAGGTGGTACCACCCTGTTTAACTTCCAGCACGGCGACGACCGTCGGTTCGGTCAGCACATCACGCGAACCGGTGAAGGCGCCATGGACCACGGTCTCGGTCTTCTGCTGGGTGACCTTGATGTCGAGCACCTGCGCCAGCGGCGGGCGGTTGATCGTGACGACCATCGACCCATCGCCGCTGTCGTTGAAGACCTGCGGTTCCGAGGACACCCGCTGCAGATCCGGGTCTAGGGCTAACCGCAGGCGCTGCGACTGACTGCGCTCGACCTTGAAGCCGTCGATGTTGGCCCGGCCCTCGGCGACCGAGAAGATGTGCTCTTGGCTGTCGCTGTCCAAGGAGAGATAGCGCACGCCCAGCCCTTCGGTCACGTAATGACCGTTGGCGTCATAGTCGTAGCGCGCGAGGCTCGCAATCACGCCATCGAGCACCGGCGGCTGACGGCGGTTCTCCAGAAGGCCGTTGTCCAGGGCGTAAACAGCGTGGAAGTCGCCCGGCTGGCCATCACTGGTGCCTGCACCTTCCCAGCCCCAGGCGAGCGTCTCCTGCAGCCGCCCGGCACCCGGCTCCTGGTAGTTGCGTACGCCAACAGCGGGTTCGCGTAAGGAGGGGTCTTCGAGTTCGGTGATGGTGCGGGTGGTGAAGCGCACACCCACGGCAATGCGGCCGGTGGTGGGAACAGTGAAACTCGCAGCCGGGACCTCACGCACGGCGCCGCGCAGATAGACGCGGCCTGCCTCCAGGGTGACCAAGCCCGTGTCGGCATCGATCTGCAGGTTGGCGCCGCTGACGATGTCGCCATCCTTCAACAGGGCATCGGCCACGCCCTGCAGGCGGTGGATCAGGGTGGTCTGGATCTCGTTGAGTTCTCGGGACTGCAGACCATCGCCGGCACGAAACAGCAGCTTGGTGTAGTGCTTGGCCGGGTCAAACAGGTTGTAGTAACGCTCGATCATGGGTGGCCTCGCGATTTAGAAAGTGACGACGAATTCGAAGGTCTCGCGCGTACTGGGCTGGCGCACGATGGGCACCGAGTTCTGCAGTACGAGGAGGATGCCGGCGTCCGTGATCTGGGCCGGAATGAAGAACTTCTGCCCAAGGGGCAAAGCGGGATCGGTCTGGGTGGCAACGAAGAGGCCCTGCTCGCGCACCACGCTGGTGGCGGCATCCTCGAAGTCAAAACGCACGCGGATAAACAGGTGGTTCGTGGGCTCCGTGACCAGCCTGTAGCGACCGGTCGGCACCACGATCTCACCCTCGGGGTCAGCGGCAACGAAATGCACCTCGTCCACCACCCGACGGCCCACTTCGCGCAAGAGTGCGGTCTGGCCGATGGACTCGGGCGGATGCGAAACCTTGAAGTGGACCGTGACGTCACCGCCTTCTGGGATGGTGCTGGCCGGCAGACGGCGGATCACGCCCTCACGGGCATTGGCGCTGTAGTCGATGTCGAGCGCGTACTCGGTCTGGTCATCGAGCGAGGTGACGCGGATGTCGGCCAGGTGCGTAAAGCCCAGCTCGATCACACCCGCCTCGTCAAAAGGCGTGCTTATCGCGCGGGTGGTGTCCCACAGCGGGTCACCTTCGCCCAGGGCGAGGTGCAGGGTTTGTTGTTTGATCGCGGCGGCAAGGGCCGCGCGACCGCTGGCAGTCAGGATGGCCATCGGGTGCTCCAGGAAATGAATGGGGTCAGAAAATCAGGACTGCGTGCTGTGGGCGCTGCCGATCAGCTCGCGGGTGTCGGTCCAGGTTGAATTCGGCCAGCGCACGCCGGTCCAGGTTTGGCCTTGCCAGATGGCGCGGGTACTGAGGACCGGCACGCGTGCAGGAAACACCTGTGAAGCGGTGCCGGTTTCAGCGCTGTGGGTCAGCAGACGCAACAGGCTTGGTTGTGCCGCTTCAAAGACATAGGGCAGTGGCGGCGTCAGTACCGATGTGCAAATTTGCATCTCGGTGAGTGGCCGCCATTCGATCTCAGCGGCCTCACCCAAGGTGAGATCGCCCAGTCGGGCAACAGGCCGGGAGCGATAGATGGCGCGACGTGGGGTGCGGCCGTTCACATCGCCCAGTACGGTCTCGGAGAGCACCACCTGCGCCCGTTGGTACAGACGTGCCCGCCAGCCGGCCGCATCGGGCAGCGGGGCATTGCTGGGGCTGTGCTGCCGCACCAGAAAGCCCTGGTCGAGACTGGGCGCCGACTCGCCCAAGGCCCACATCCCCAGCGCCTGATCGGCGCGGGCCTGGACCCGGTAGGTGGATTGCCGATCATGCTGGCCGTGCAGCAGCAGGGTTGGCACGACCAGATCACCCGGATGGCTGCGAGCGAATCGCTCCAGCACTTCCACCCGGACCAGCCGATGTGGCGTTGCGGACAAGCGGTCACCGCTGCCCAGTGCTATCGGCACCCCCGTTTCCTGCCAGACAAAGCGCGGCAGGTTGGCGTTGATGTCGCCCAAGGGCGTGCTGTCGGACAACACCACCATCGCCCGGCAGAACTTGCGCTCAGGCACCATCCCAACCGGGTCGGGCACCCCCAGTGCATTGGCCAGCGTAAACAGGTGCGAATGCAGGATCTCTTCATTGGGCGTGTGGCCCGGATCGCCCAAGGCCGAGAAGCTCAGCAGGTAGCGATCCATCAAGCGCGCCACCGCAAAGCGCACCGCTTCTCGCACGGGAACCACACCGAAATCCAAGGGTGGAGTTGCCAATTGGCAACTCCTACCAAACGACAACTTGGTGCGCCCGTCTCGCCAGAACACGCCACTGTGGTCCGACAGCAGCGCATCGCCCAATCGACTCTCATCCAGCACGACGCGGCGCAGGTCATGGCCGTGATAAATGCGTGAGAGCCGACTGCGGGCCGGTGCCGATAGCCGGGCAATGGCGATCAGGTTGGCAATCGCCGTGTCACTGTCGAGCACTTGTCCCGGATCGAGCTGGAACTCGGCAAAGTGAACGCCAGGCGGTTCCTGTTCTATCGTGGCCGCAGCCCCGATCCACGCCAGGGCCGTGGTCAAGGCGGCGGGCGTGCCGCGCAGTCGCTGCCAGAGGATGCCCTCGGCAATCGCCTGCCTCGGCTGAGGCAGGTAAGGGAGCAACTCCCCCAGGCCATACTCCCAGATCAACCAGGGCAGCAGTGGATCAGACGGATCGGTCTTGAAATGCCGGATCGCGTCCGTCGGCAGTGCCAGTCGGGAAAACGCATCGGTGGCCAGGGACAGGGCCTGCTCCAGCAGCGTGGCATTGGCGGGCAGCAGATGTTCAGAAGTCATGTGCCCTCCAAAACCGGGATGGCGGTGCTATCGATCTCGTCCGGCAAATTCCAGATTCAGGCTCGCTAGGCGCACCGCCTGGTTGGCCGCCACCCGGATATCTGTCGTGGGGGACAACAGTTCCACCTTGTGGACGCCGGCACGTTGCAACTGGCCAACGATCCAGGAGCGGGTCAGATCCCAGCCCAGACCGGCATAGGCAGCCAGGGTCGATGTGAAGACGGCCTGAATCGCTGCCAGAGTTTCCAGCGGCGCGTCGGGGTAAAGCCAGAGTCGGGCATGCACCGTGACCGGCATCAGCTCGGCTGCTACCACCTCGACGGTGTCGGTGAGCACCCGGATGTCGTCACGCAGCACCACGGCGCGCACGGCATCGAGCACCGCATCCGGAACGGTGTCTGCTTCACCCTTGGCGAGCACGCTGATGCGCACACGCCCCGGTGCCGGGCTGTCGACCTCGACATCGGCCACCTCGGGGGATGCCGAGAGCGCCCAATAGCGGTAGTGCGCTGCACCGCCGGCATTGGCAAAGCCGATGATGCGTTGACGGGTGCGCAGGCGTAGACCCTCGTCGGTCTCATCCATCAAGCGCGTCACACCGTAGAAGGCCGCCAGGTGGTCGAGATCGCTACCGGTGGCAAAGGCCAGGAGGGAGGCCTTGGCAGCGGTGTTGATACGGTTTCTCAGCAGTACCTCCCGGTAAGCCGCGACCTCCAGGAGCTTCATGGCCGGGTCGGAGGCCGACAGTGCCGAGTAGTCCGGGTAGCGGGATTGAAACTCGGTCTGCAGTTCCGAGAAGATCGTTTCGAAGGACAGAGGCTCAATCACCGCTGGGGCCGGCAGACTGGCCAAATCGTTCAGGGTGGTCATTCACACCTCCACTGCGGTGAGCACCGTGGCCTGGCCATCGGGCAGATAGATGCCTTCCAGATCGAGCACGACTTGCCCGACTTCTGCCCTGGCGATGCGCACGCGGGTGAGCTTGAAGCGGGGTTCCCAGCGCGCCAAGGCTTCAGCGGTGGCCGAGTACAGATCCATGGCGAGTCTAGGGGTCATGGGGTTGTCGACCAGCGTCGGCAGGCGTGAGCCATAGTCACGGCGCATCACGCGGGTGCCGATGCGGGTGGTCAGGATGTCGCGGATGCTTTGACGCAGATGGTCGATGCCCGAGAGGGCTTGGCCGGTGTGGGCGTTGATTCCAAGCATCGAGGACCTCCGGGATGGACTCGCTTGCGTTTATCTCATATTGAGATATACTGACCTCATGAAAATCATCAGCAACAGCGCCCTGCGGGCCTTCGCTGCCGATCATCCTCAGGCCGAAGCCCCCTTGCAGGGATGGCGGCGGGTGATTGAAAGGAACCGGTTTGCCAACTGGGCTGAGCTCAAAGCCGCTTTCAACGCGGTGGACAAAGTCGGCGAGTTGGTGGTGTTCGATATCGGCGGCAACAAATACCGCCTGATCGCTTACATCCGATTCGAGAAGCAAATCGTGTACATCAAGGCGGTGCTCACCCACCGGGACTACGAGAAAGGAGCATGGAAATCATGAATGCAGCCATCGACGTGAAGCACCTGCTCCCAGTCTGGGAACAGTTCCGTGCCGCCACCGACATCGCCCCCATCCGGGACGAGACCCACTACGCGCGGATGACCGAAATGCTCGAAGCCTTACTGGACGAAACCCAGGGTGATGAAAGCCATCCCGCCATGGGCTTGGTCGACATCGTGGGTGATCTGATCGAGGACTACGAAGCCGAGCATCACCCACTGCCCGAGACCACCGGCGTGCAAGCCCTGAAGTTCCTGATGGAGCAGCACGGGTTGAAGCAAAGCGACCTCTCCGAGATCGGTAGCCAGGGCGTTGTCTCTGAAATCCTGACCGGCAAGCGCGAGCTCAACATTCGGCAAGTGCGGGCGCTGAGCGAGCGTTTCGGCGTTTCGGCCGCAACCTTTGTGTAAAACCCGCAGTGCCAAGCGCTCCTCACACTCAATGCGAGTGGTGATTCGAATTGCCGCCTGCATCCAGGATGGAGCCGGTGGCTGAGACGTTGCCGTTGACCTGAATATCCCCTTCGATACTCGCTCCCGCCCCGCCACCACCTTTGCCGACCAATCCCTTGAGGTAGGTGAATAGCTTTTTGACCAGCACGGTGCCGGTGAAGGTGCTCTCAGCGGCATCGACCAAGAACTTGGGAGTGGCGAGCGTCGTGCCATCATCGCGCAGTTCCAAGGTAGTGGAACCGATCTCCATGACGATCCTTCCACCTGCTGGCACGGCCAAACGCCAATGATGCTGTGCCCGGTCGTACTCCATCACCGCCCCGTCCTTGAACAGGGTGCGCGAGACATCTGCTGAATCGGCCGGAGCAGGATGATCAGCCCGGTAGATCGAGCCAACCACCACCCCCTGGTTGAGATCGCCACCGGGCGCGACCAGCAACACCTGCTCACCGGGCTCTGGCGGATGCCAGATCCGGTCGAGGCCGGCACGCAGCGTCGCAAAGGGCAGCCAGCCCGTGGTGATGGGACCGGCCTGCACCCGCACACGTGCACGCGCGGTGTCAAGCGCTACCACCTGGCCCATCAGCGCCACATTGCTGATGCGCCGCTCCGCCTCGGTCATGTCCTGGTGCAGGTTGCGCTGGCTCATGAACCTGGCTCCCGGTGGTGCGTGCCGACCGGCTGATAGCTGTGCTCATGGCCAGTGCCAATCTCCGGCACCCAGCTGACCAGCACCTGCAGGGGCAACACCCCGTCATCGATCACAGGTTTGGTCCAGTAGCTGACCTCGAAGGACAATCGAGCGGCCAGCACCGGCGTATCGCCCTCTCCGCCCTGATCGACCTCGGTGCGGGTAAGGCGCGTGCCTTCCACCAGCAGGCCCAGGGTCTCGTCGACATCGAGGGTGGCTTCCACTACTTGCGCCAGCACATCGGCCTCCTCAGCAGCAGCGTCACCGCTGGCGATGATCTCGACCGACAGCTCCAACTTCCGATAGCGCAGCCCCGGATCGGCATTGGGCTGATCCTCAATGCGCTCATCCCGCGTGTAGATCAGGATAGCCGGCAGCTTGCCGGCAAACAGCGGCGTGCTGCGGTGGATGCTGACGCGTGCCGGCGTGATGCGCGCATCCACCTTGGGCAACGCCTCAATGAGTCGCGCGGCCACCGCCTCACGGATCAGGGTGCGCGGATGCTTCATGGCCGCCCCCTTTGTGTAGCATCAGTTTCAGAAAGCCATGCCCATCGGGGCGCACCTCAACGATCAGGTAGAGCACACCTTGCACCGCCACCGCATCGCCCTCGGTCGGGGTGGCTGGCAGATCGGTCTGCCGCACCTCCAGCACCGGCTGCACCATGGACACCGGCACACCGGTGCTGGCATCCACCTCCTGGTGCATCGCGGTGAACACGCCCCGACCTGCCAGGGCCTGGGGCTGTCCTTCGATGTGAAACACCACCGGCTCACCAAAGGTGGTGAGCACAATGGCGGACATGGCCCGGGTCAGGTCACCGAAAACCGTCATGACCATCACCAGCCGTTGCTGGAGAAGAGCCGCACGGTCAGCGCCGGGCGTTTCACAATCGGCAGCGGGTTGGACTGGGTGTAGATGTCGACGCCCGTGCCATTGGGACGAGCCAACTGATGGGCGTAGAGCTCCTGGCCGTAGGTGCCCACGGCTTCCATCAGGTTCGCGGGCGCGAAGTAGGTGCGGAAGGTGTCGAGCGTGCCCAGCGGGAACGCCACCCCTTCGCGCGGCGGGATCAGGCGCACGGATGTACCGTTGGCCAAGGTGACGGTGCCGAAATACTCCTCGAACAGGATGGAGCCAAAGCGGAAGCCCCGGCGCACATCGTCACGCAGCGGATTGGTGCCGGCCGTGCCCTGATAGAAGGTGTAGGCCTCCTTGACGGTCTTGTGTGCAACCAGCTTGTCGAAGAACTCGGGACTGACCAGGGCGTGGATGGTGGTCATCATCTCGCCCTTGAGGTTGCCTTCGATCTGGCGGGCCACCTCGGTGCAGTGGATGACCATGTCGTCGGTGCTACCGAAGACGAAATCCACCTCGGGTTTTGTGATGTCGAAGGCTTTGTGCCAGTCGTAGAGGGTGTTGCCGGCGCCGTCCTTGGTGATGCCCAGCAAGGCATTGACGCGCATGTACTCCAGCGTCTGGGCGTGTTTCGCACGCATCCGGGCGAGCTTGCGGGTCATCACGGTGACCAGAGGGTCTTCACTGGCCGCCAGGCCCAGGCCACGGATGCCCTGGATTTCCTCCGGCAGCACCACATCGTTGTGCGGGATGTGGGGAACGGCAAACGAGCGCACCGAGCGTTTGTCGGTGGTCCCGACGGTCGCGGGCGCACCGGGGGCCACGGCCGGCAGCAGACGCAGTTCGCCTTCGATGGATTCGATGGTGACGTTGCGCTGGGAAATGGGCTCGGGCGCAAACAGCCCCAGCTGACCCACCCGGCCATAGGGGTTGGGCAGCATCTGGATGGCGGCCGACATCTCGGCCAGCGTGAAGCCGCCGGCGTCGAAAGGATTGACGATCACGGTCATGGAAAAACTCCTGTGAATTCGAATCAAGCGGCAGCGCGCACGACGATGCCGTGGGCAGCCAGTTGCTGGTGTTTGAGAGATTGGGCGGCGGCGTCCGTGATCGAGGCATCAAAGGCCAGCGCACGGTCGGCGACGATCACCTGGCCACGAGCCAGAACCACCGCCTGGGTGTCGGTGTCACTGGCGGCGACCGGGTGCAGCAGCACTGCGTTTGCAATCTCCGCCCCCTCGATGCCCGTGGTCGATGCCGCTGGCGAGAAGGCATAGACGCCCGTGGCGGTGATGCGACCGAGCACGGCACCCAAGGGATAGGCGGCGCCCGCCTTCACAGTCACGGTCTCGCGGGTGTAGTCCGGGTCGGACTCGCGCTTGATCAGATCACCAAGGGTCGCGGGAGAAATCAAAGGTGTGCTCACGGGTTGGCTCATTTCTGGGCTCCATAGGCTTGGGCCGCTTTGACCAAGGGGCTGTCAGCGACGGATTGGGGTTTGGTGTGGGGTTGCTGCGGGGCCTCGGCAACGATGTCTTGCGCCACATCGCGCTCAGCAGCCTGCTTCAGCACCGATTGACGCAATGCATCCGGGGTGACGCCACGGGCCAGGGCCTGGGCTGGATCAACCGTCACGCCGAGGCGCTTGGCCTGAGCCGCGATCTCGGTGAGCTCGGCGAGCTGGCGGCGCAGTCGTTGCTCCACTTGGGCAGTGATGGCGGCTTCATCGAGCGGCGGCGGGGTTTGCGGTGGCTGCGCCGAGGTCGGGGCCGTGATCGGAGTGGCGTTCTCTTGGGTGTCGTCCACCGGCGTGACGAGGTTGTGATCATTCATGGAGATCTCCTGCTGGGAAAGTTGGGATCGAGGGGGTGTGCGTGCCGCCGACAGCGCGGCGGCCTTGGTGCGCAGGCTGCGGCCGGCACTCATGGCCAGCTGGCGTTGCAGGGCCGTGATCGCCTCAGCGCGGGTGCCGATCTGATCGGCAAGCCCCGCCTGGAGGGCGGCCTCGCCGCGATAGACGCGGGCTTCGGTGCCACGAATCGTCTCGGGTGTCAGGCGGCGGAATTCGGCGACCAACGCGATGAACTGGTCGTGCAGTTGCTCGATGTCGGCCTGGATATCAGCGGCCACTGGTGCTGGGAGCGGTGCGTGCGGATGGCCATCGACCTTGTGGGCGCCGGCGTGCAGGAAGGTGTAATTGAGCCCCGCCTTCGCATCGGCCACCGACTCGTCGACGTGCACCGCCACCACGCCAATCGAGCCCACCTCGGCAGTGCGGGTGAGCCAGAGGCGGTCAGCGGCACAGGCAATGGCGTAGGCTGCCGACAGCGCCGCCTCGTCGGCAATCGCCCAGAGGGGTTTGCCAAAGGCTTGGGCCAACTGCCGCAGGCGCTGCGCCAAGTCGAACACCCCGCCCGCCTCGCCGCCGCTGGAGTCAATCTCCAGCAGGACCGCCTTCACCATCGGGTCGGCAAAAGCCGATTCGGCCATGGCCTCGATGTCGTGGTAGCTGGTGAGGCCACTGGCGGCGCCGATATACGAAGCGCGCCGCACCAGGGTGCCGAGAACAGGCAGGATGGCGATCCCCTCCTGAACTTGGAGGCCACGGGTCATGCCGGCATCGACGTTGGCCGGCGGTGGCGTGGCGAGCGTGTCGCCCGCCATCTTTCTGGCCACCACCCCGAGGATGACTTCGAGTTTGGGGCGCGCAATCAGAAGCGGCGTCCCGTAGAGCCGGGACGCCAGGTAAGGTAAATCGGTCATCGGGATTCCTCAGTTCGAGGGCAGAGGCACAGGCTCACGCCCAAAGCGCAGTCCCAGGCTGTCCTCACGCCGGTGGTCGCCTGCGATCTCGGCATCGACCATGGCCGCATCGAAGCCCCGCTCGGCAATGGCCTGGGTACGCGACTTGAGTCCTGCCTCAATGGCGTTGATCTCGGCGCGAATGTCTTTCAGGGGATCGACCCAGTCCCAGCGCGGGGGTAGCCAGCTGCAGTCCAGGTAGTCGGCGCGGCGTTGCTCGTAGTCCGGCAGGTCCAACGCCCCCGAGAGCACCGCCATATCCATCCAGCGCGCCCACACCGCCCGGCACAGCTGAAACACCAGCACCGAATGCTGGAAGGCTTCGATGCGCCGACGAAACTCCAAGAGCGCCGCTCGGGTGTTCGAGTAGTTGGCCTTCAACATATCGGCCGAGAGGTTCGCGTAGGGCAGACCCAAGGCAGCGGCGACCTGCAGCAAGGTTCGGTACTGGAAGGACTCGTAGTTGCCCCCGACATCGGCCGGCGTCGAGAAGGTAATGTCCTCGCCATCGTCCAGAATCTGGAGTTGCCCGGGTTCGAGCGGCAGCAGCGGCTCGCCCCGGTCATCGGTCTCGCCACCGTTGTCGAAATCGCGTTCGGGGCGGCGAACAAAGCCGACGAACATCGCCGCGACCTTCTTGCGATCCAGCTCGGCGTCGTCGTACTGGTCGAGCAAGAACAGTTTCACTAGCGCTGGGGAGAACCGCGATACCCCACGCAGTTGACCGGCATCCACCGGATCAACGATGTGCAGCACCGATTCGGCCGGCACCCGCACGGTTTCTCCAGCGAGCCCGGGATCGGTGATGTCGCCCGGGTGGCGGCGCAGGAATGGTAGGCCACGCGTCGACCGATGCGGTCGAACTCGATGCCTTGCCGGATGCGGTGCCCGTTCTCAAGTAGCTGGTTGTGATTGAGCGGCAGCATCTCCGCCGGCAGCATCTGCAACTGCAACGGCACGCTCAGGCCATCCTCGGGCCGACGCGGTCGAATACGGAAAAACACCTCGCCGGCGATGAACAATTCCCGAGCGGCCCGGCGCTGCTGGCCATAGAAATCGGTGAGCCCCTCGGCATCCGACTCGTCCGTCCAGCGCAGCCACAGCCGTTGCACCCGGTCCTTCAACGGAGCATCTGAAATACCCGAGGAGGGCTTGATGCCGGTGCCCACCGCATTGCCGGCCCAGGACTCGACCGCATTGGCGGCATAGCCGTTGTTGCGGATCAGATACCGGGCACGCGCGGTCATGTCGGCGCCGGCGGCCTGGATCAGGGTGTTGACGTGGGCACGGCTGGCGGCAAAGGTCTTGAGGCGTCTGGCCGACAGACCACCCTCGAAGCCACCCACCATGGCACCGACCTTGCGGCGCAGGTTTTTGAGCATCCCCATCACAACCCCTTCCCGGCATAGGTGCGGATGCGTCGGGCACGCGGGCGGCCTTCGGCTTGGGCGATCTCGCGGTCCAGGTCATGGAGAGCCGACTGCAGTTCGGCATCCGACTTGTAGGTCACCCACTTGTCGCCGGCCTTCACGGTGAGCACACCATTGAAGCGCGCAGCCTGCAGGGCCTCGCGCTGGGCCTTGAGTTGTTCGAGGGTCATGGACAGCACTCCCGGCCAGCGGGAGGCTGGCGGTATCAGAGGTAGTTGGAAGAAATGGCCATGCGCCGACGGCGCGGGCTGGCGGTCATCGGAGTCGTCACGGGCGTGGCGTTGCTGGCAGACTTGCGACTGGCGGGCACCGGCGGCAGCGCTTCTACCCGCTTGTTCAGGTTCAGCCCCATCGACAGCAGGCCGTGCAGCGCGGCGTAGGCGTACACGCGGCAGTCCAGTGCTTCGTTGCGCCGACCATCGGGTTTCCACCAGAAACGCTGCGAGAAGCCCTTCACGTAGCGGGTGCGAATCCGCTCCGCCGTCAGCTGCTCGAAATACTGCGCATCTCGATCCAGCGGAAAGTGCATCGCGCCGGCGCCGGTATCGGACTTCTTCAGGCGGGCATAGATCGCCTCCTTGGCCGCATCGACGCCCACCGTGAACAGATTGACCTTGCCCTTGTTGGCCTTGCTCGGACGCTTGGGCCAGATCGGCCGTTTGCCCGAGCCCCCCTTGATCGCCCAGATGCGCTTGCGCTCCCGGCCTTTGCAGAAGGCGTTGGCGGCGAGCGTATGGTGACCACCGGTATCGAGACAGGCCGCTTCAATGGTCAGGCCGTTGGCCAGGGTCTCGTGCTCGAAACGGTTACCGAGGTAGGCATCGAGCTGCGACCAGGTGTCCGGTGCCGACGGGTCGCCCCACAGCACCTTGTAGTCGATGGACCAGGACTCCTCGTCCCGGCCCCAGCCGACCACCTCCAACTCCAGCCGGTCATCCTGCACGTCGATGCCGCAGGTGAGCAGCGCGACCTCCGCAGGGATGGCTGGCCCGTAGGCTTCGCGGCGTTCCATCAAGCCTTCGGCATCCAAGGTCTCGCCCTCGCGGTCTTCCCAGGTCTCGGCCAGTTTGGTGTTCACCCAGACCTTGAGCCGCACTGGATCGTCCTTGGCAGCGTGGTGCTCCTGCGCGATCTCGCCCCAGGTCAACCACGGGCTGTACAGGCTGGAGAGGTGGAAGCCCACCGTCTTGCCATCGCCCTCGGCCTTAGCCGTCCAGCGACCGCTGGCCAACAGCGCCGGCTTGCGGTACTCGGGGTGGATGCCGTCGCACTGCGGGCAGTGCCAGGCGGCGTCCGCCATCTTGTCCTTGGGCCAGCGGATGTCCCGCCACTGGATCGGGCTGTGCGCCCCGCAGTGATCGCAGGGCACCTCGAACACCCGCTGGTCCGACTCCAGGTAGGCCGCCTCGATGCGCGAGTAGCCTTTGAGCGTCGGGGTTGAGCACAGATAGACCTTGCGATTGACGAAGGTCGCCGCCCGTTGCACGGCGAGCGCCACCGGATCGCCCTCGCCATCGGCATCCCCTGGATAGCCGTCGACCTCATCCAGAAACAGGTAGCGCACCGGCATCGAGCGCAGACCCACCGCCGAGTTGGCGCCGGTCATGATCAGTACGCCGCCGGGGAATTCCTTCATCAGTTGGGTGTTGCCGGAATCGCGTGACCGCGGGTCCTTCACCCGACCGGCCAGTTCGGGACTCGCCTCGATCAGTGCATCGACGCGCTGCTTGGAGACCCGCTTGGCGCCTTCCACCGTGGGCTGCACCAGCAACATCGGCCCAGGGGCGTGGTGGATGACGTAGCCCAGCCAGTTCAATCCGGCTTCGGTCTTGCCGATTTGTGCCCCGGCCATCAGTACCACGCGCTCCACACGCGAGGTGGCTGACAGCGTTTCCATCACGGCCTTCAGGTACGGCGTGCGGCTGGTCGACCATCGCCCGGGTTCGGCGGAGGCGACCGACGACAGCATCCGGTGGCGGTTGGCCCAGTCATCGACGGTGAGGATCGGATCGGGCGCGAGGCCCCGTTTCCAGGCGGATTCGACCGCCGATTCAGCAGTGTCGAACACAAGCCACTCCGATGCGAAATAGATGGACCGAACGCTTGGCTTCAATCGGCAACAGCGCGTTCATACAGATGTCATCAACACCCCACGGAGAACGCCATGAACGCCAACCGCCACACCAACCGCCTGAGCTGGATCGAGCAGCTGCCCGAAGTGGGCACCCCCATCCTTCGCCAGCGCGACGAGCTCCTCGCCCTGTTCGCGCAAATCGACGCCCTGCAGCAGATCGCCACGCGTCGCCAGCAGGCTCTGGAGGAAGAAATCGCCACGCTGTGGCTGCCTGCTGAGATTGATCTGGCCAAGCGCCGCATCGCCGCCTGACCGCCCGCTGGAGACCATCGTGAACACCCACACCCGCCAGAGCCTCGACACCCTCGGCCACAAGCTCGGTGAAGCCGCCTTGACCTTGCTGGTACGCCTCTACCCGGAAGTGCGCCAGGCCAGCAGCGCGCAGATGGATGCGGCCTGCGCCGCGATGCGCGCCCAGAGCGCCCAAGTCATCGACTGGATGCTTGAGGACGTGCGCATCGCCCCCTGGGCCGCCGAGAACGCGTTTCGTTGCGCAGCACTGGATCTGGCGCACGCCGGCATCCAGGTGCTAAAGACCAGCCGAGAGTGAGAAGCCCGCCCGGCGCTGAAAGATCGAACCGGCGCTTGGCTTACCGCTTGAACAGCGCGTTCATACAGACACCGCAACAACGCACACGAAGGAGAACCACGATGCGCAAAACCACCACCAAAGCCGCGCAGCAACTCGACCAGCTGCTCGCCCAGATCGCCCTGGACCACCTCTTCATCGAGACCCTGGCCACACGCAACAGCGACAGCCTGGATTTTCACGACGTCAGCGTTTGGGGCGTCAAAAGCGCCTTGGTGGCGGCCTACCAAGCAGGCCTGGCCGCAGGCCAAAGCGCCGCCGCCAAGGCCACTGATCGGCCGATCCAACAACAAGCCGCCTGACCTTCACATCACTCACAAGGAGAATCACCATGTCCGCACAAACCACCCCCATCACCGAACGCCAACTGGACCTCATCACCCGCGCCCATTGCGACGCCAATGGCCTGATCGAGCCACTGCTCGAGCTCAAGGGCGGCGCCAAACTCAAGATGATCGCCAGCCTCGCGCAGCGCGGGCTGATCGAGCAGATGGATGGCCATTGGCGCATCACGGGCGCCGCCATCGCCATCATCGAGGGCGAAGCCCAACCGGAGGATGTGCTGCCTGCGGTAAAGGGCGCCGCCACGTCACCCACACCGCTCCCGGCCGACGATCCGGAACTGGAAGCAGCAGTCGCCGCCGCCGAGGCCAGCTGGCAACAGGATCAACCCGATGTCGCACCCAAGCGCGGACGCGACAACAGCAAGCAGGCGCTGGTGATCGAGATGTTGAAACGCCCCGAGGGCGCCACCATCGCGCAGATCAGTGAGGCGACGGGGTGGCAACACCACACGATCAGGGGGACCTTTGCCGGCGCACTCAAGAAGAAATTGGGCCTGAATATCGTCTCCGAGAAAATCGAAGGCCCCGCCGGCACGCCGGGCGCAGGACAGCGCCTCTACCGCATTGCCGAGGAAGCCACCGCGTGAGCACGCAGCCTGACGCCCCGATCCCGGCAGACCTCTTGCCAGCCGTGCTGGAGGCCTGCCGGGAGATCGCCCGGATGAAGCATCCGAGCATCGAGCACCTCCTGCGCCACCGGGGCTTTGGTTTCGAGGCCGACCGCATCGCCGATCTGGTGCTGGCGATTGAAGCCCTCGATGCCCCGCACGATGCAGATTGAGCTTGGCTTCCCTGGCAACCAGCGCGTGAATGCTGTTGTCACCAACCGCCAACCAAAGGACGCCACCATGACCACGACCAGCCACACACCCAACAACAAACCGATCCGTGCCCGCTTTGCCCGCAAGCCCTACAGCTTGGACGAAGTGCTGCACAACGCCGACCCCAGTGCACCGCTCGAGCCCATCGAGATCGAGTTGCACAAGGAACTGACCGAGGCTGAATACGACGCCTTCGCCAACACGCTGCTGCAGGATCGGGACTGGCTGGCTGGACTCGGCGGTCACACGGCAGGACGCCGGCGCGTGGTGGCTGTCAGCGCGCCAGGGCGCACAACCGTGTTTGTCGATCCCTCGGGCAGCCGCTACGGGCGCTACGTTGGCATTGCCGAAGCGACGCAGGCCACGGATGACGACCAGTCTGGCGCGATTCGCTGGCTGATCGACAACCGTCGCCCAGAGGTGTCGCGGAAGCAGGCGATCCACACCCTGCGCCGGGCGCTGTCGGGCGATCCCGCCGCCTTGCGCATCCTCGACAGACTGGCAGACCAGTGATCAAAAAATGATTGATGAATCGCTTGGCTTCAGTGGCACGAAGCGCGTTCATACAGGTGTCGCAACGATCAACCGAAAGGAGAGCACGCCATGAACACCCCCCGCGAATTTCAAGCCCAGCACGCCGAACACCGCGCCCGCGAGGCCCTGGCCCAGGCCCGATCCACCCTGGAGCGCGCCCTGCGCGAACTGGATCGCTACACCAGCCGCTTCGAGGAAGCCGAGTCGCTGCGCGACAAGGCCGATGTGATGAACTGGACCCTGAACGAACTGGCCTGCAACATCACCCCGAACCTGCGCCTGGACCTGATCGCCAGCGCCCAGGCGGAACTGGTGCGCGCCGACACGATGGAATGAGGCCCCCGAGCCAAGCGCAAAAAAGATCGAACAGGCGCTTGGCTTCCATCGCCCGAAGCGCGTTACTACGGGTGTCGCAACGATCAACCACCAGGAGCCAGAGATGAACACCACCACCCAGATCCCCGCCAGCCAGAACGACACCTGGGGCTTTTACGGCACGATGAACGAGCAGGCCGAAGCTGCCTGGCCATTGGCCATGACTGCGATCTCGGACGCCACCTGCCAGCCGCTCGAGTCGGTCCGCGCCTTCCTCGACAGCCGCCACGGTCGCCACTTTGCCGACGATGTGCAAAACGGCCTTTACGCCGGCGCCACCCTGGCGGACGCCATTGAACAGGCCACCGCGCGCTGGATGGGCTGGACGATTGGCCGCAGCACCAGCAAACAGTACGGCATCCCCAAGGGCCTGCCTTACCTGACGGGCTTCGTGATTCACTGCGAAATCGTCGAAGAGTCCCTGGCGGCGTGAGGAGCACAACGTGGCCGCCATCTCCACCACCCCACAACTCGAAGCCAACTACGACCTGTTCGTCGCCGAACTGACGGCACTCACCCGCAGGTACGGCGTTGCGATCCAGTCAGTCGGCGGCGTCATCCTGGCTGATGCACCCGGTGAATTCAGCCATGTCAGCTATGTTGCTGACATCAGCAGTGGTGATCTTTATCCGGAGTTCCCGGACAGCTGACGAATACGCAACGCCTCGAAGGTCCGGCGCAGCACGTAGCTCCTGACCAGCGACACAGCCGTGAAGATCAGGCCGATCACCAGGTTCTGCTGCAATGTGGCGTGCAGACCGAAAAGCGGAAACACCGCCCATTGGGTGGCCACCGCCACGCCATAGCCGACCAGCACATTGGTCACGGCTTCCACCAGCGACATCCAGCGCGACTGCTTCACAGCGCCTCCTCGGCATCCATTACATCGCTGGCGTCGGCAGCATCGGCTGTGCCGACCAGGTCATCGAAGCGGATGCCATCCGATTCCCGTACCGCCTGCGCCCCTGCGTATTCCTGCCAGCGGCGAACAATCACATCGACGTACTTGGGATCGAGCTCAATCAGCCGTGCCTGACGCCCCGACTTCTCGGCGGCAATCAGCGTCGTGCCGGAGCCACCAAAGGGATCGAGCACCACATCACCCGGTCGGCTGGAGTTGCGGATCGCCCGCTCGACCAGCTCCACCGGCTTCATCGTCGGGTGCAGGTCGTTCACGCGCGGCTTGTTGAAGTGCCACACATCCCCCTGGTCGCGGTCGCCGCACCAGTGGCGGGTAGCGCCCTCGGGCCAGCCGTACAGGATCGGTTCGTACTGGCGCTGGTAGTCCGAGCGTCCCAGCGTGAACGTGTTCTTGGCCCAGATGATGAAGGTCGACCACTTGCCACCGGCAGCGCGGAAAGCGGACTGCAGGGTGTCGAGTTCCGACGAGGACATGGCGATGTAGATAGCCCCCTGGCAGTGCGCGATCATCGGTGTCAGCGCCGCTTTGAGGAAAGGTTCGAAGTCCTCGCCGAGGTTGTCGTTCAAGATTGGGCGGTTGGTGCCACGCATCTTGTCCTTGGCGCTGTTGGCATAGTTGACCCCATAGGGCGGATCAGTGAAGGTCATCGCTGCCTTCTCGCGGGCCATCAGCAGGGTGTAGCTGGCGGCATCGGTGCTGTCGCCACACAGCAGCCGGTGCTTACCCATGATCCAAACGTCGCCCGGTTTGGAGACCGGCGTGACCGGCACCTCCGGGGCGGCATCCTCGTCGGTGTTGCCTTCGGTGGTGGTTTCCTCGCCGGCCATGATCTCCAGTAACTCATCGGCATCGAAGCCAGTGAGCGCGAGATCGAAGTCAGCCCCCTGCAGCTCGGCCAGCTCCAGACGCAACAGTTCCTCGTCCCATCCGGCGTTCTCGGCGATCTTGTTGTCAGCGATCACCAGAGCCCGACGCTGGGTTGGGGTGAGATGCTCCAGCACCACCACCGGCACGCTAGCCAACCCCAGCTTGCGCGCCGCCGCCAAACGCCCGTGACCGGCCACGATCACGCCGTCCGACCCGGCCAGGATTGGCGCAGTGAAGCCGAATTCGGCGATGCTCGCCGCGATCTGGGCGATCTGGGCCTCGGAGTGGGTGCGGGCATTTCGGATATAGGGCAACAGGCGCTCGATGGGCCAGTGCTCCAGTTTGTCAGCGAGCCAGGCTTGCATCGGTGTTCTCCAGTCGTTCTGCTTCGACCTCGACAAAGGTCTGCCCGGTGGCCAGCAAGGTCACCGGGATGTCGGGGTGGTTTTGTTGGAAGCGCTTGACCGCCACGTCGGTGTAGGACGGGGCCAGTTCGATGGCGCGGGCCACGCGATTCGTCTTCTGCGCGGCCAGGATCGTGGTACCGGAGCCGCCGAAGGGCTCGAAGACGATGTCGCCCGGGTCCGAGTAGGCCAGCAGGATGTGCTCGGGCAGGGCCACCGGAAACACCGCCGGATGGTCGATGTCCCGACCGATCTTGCCCTTGTGGCGCATGAGGCGGATCACGCTGTCCGGGATGCGGTAGTCCTGGGTGGGCTGCCCGGCATGGGTCCAGCCACCGACTTCACCATCCTTGCCGCGCATCGCCGTGGAACTGCCGTCGGCGCGCAGGTGCGAGTCCTGGCCGGCGTGCTTGCACGGCACGATCTTGTGGGGCTTCCTGCTCTGGCGGTTGAAGTGGAAGACGAACTCGAAGCTGGGTGCGAGGCGTCCGGCCCAGTCACCGGGCATCCCTGGCCCCTGATCCCAGACGTACCAGCCAAAGCGCCTCCAGCCTTGGGTGCGCATCCAACTGATCCAGCCGTCCCAATACGGGATCACTTCGTTGTCGCGGTGGATCAGACCCAGATTGACCAGCACCTGGCCGTCGCCGGCCATCGGCAGGTTGGCGAAGACGCCGCGCATCAGCGCATCCCAGTCGGCGATACCCTGGGTGTAGTCACGCTGCTGGCCGTAGGGCGGGCTGGTGAAGCACAGGCTCGCCCGGTCGCCCACCATCAACGCGGCGACCATGGACGGGTCGGTCGAGTCGCCGCAGATCAGGCGGTGGGCACCCAGTTGCCAGATGTCGCCCGGCTGACTGACCGGGGTGGCCGGCGCATCCGGGATATCCTCATCCTCGGGTTCGGCAATGGGCGCAGCCTCATCGGCACGCTCGGTCTCTTCGATATCGCCAAGCAGGTCGGCCAGTTCCTCATCGCTGAATCCGGTCAATGCCAGATCGAAGCCCGCTGCTGACAGGTCAGCCAACTCGACGGCGAGCAGTTCCTGATCCCATCCGGCCTGCAGCGCCAGCTGGTTGTCGGCCAGGATGTAGGCGCGACGCTGGGTGGGCGTCAGGTGGTCGAGCACCACCACGGGCACGGCGTCCAGATCGAGCTTTCTGGCGGCGGCCAAGCGACCATGACCAGCGAGAATGCCGCCGTCTTCCGACACCAAGAGCGGCGCGGTAAAGCCAAACTCGACGATGCTGGCGGCGATCTGCGCCACCTGTGTGTCGGAGTGAGTCCGGGCATTTCTCTGGTAGGGCTTGAGCCGATCCAGTGGCCACATCTCGATACGGCTGGCCATGGCAGGAGTGACGGTCATCGTGAGAGTTCCTCCAGGGCTTCGCGGATCGCCTCCATCAGCAGGTCTTCCACCACGCGCT